CCCGCAGCGGTCCGGGCCGCGCACCGTGCCGTCCGGGCAGCAACGCTCACCGCCCGGTACGACACCGGCACGGACGGCGCACCAGTTGACGAGGCGACTCGGGCCGCGTTCCGGGAGGCGGTGTGCGCGCACGCCGCGTACCTCCTCGACCTGGGCGACACCACGGGCGCTGCGGCGGGCACTGAGGTCACGGTCGGGTCCGTGCGCGTCAAACGCGGCGACACGACTGGCCTTGCCGCTGAAGCGCTTCGGATCCTCCAGGACGCGGGGCTCGCCGGCAGCCAGCCGCACATCATCGGATAGGCGGCGCTGATGCTGTTCCCTTCCACGCTCCTACGTCACTCCATGACGCTGCACCCGTATCTCGGCAGTGGCGGAACCGGGCCCGTGTTCGGTCCCGCCGTAGCCGTCCGCGGGTTCGTCGACCGCGGCAACCGACTCGTCAAACGCGCTGACGGCTCCGAGATCACGGTGACCGCTACCGTCATCCTTCCGATCGAAACGATCGACGGCCTCCGTGTCGCCTCCAAAGTCACCTTCAGCGACGGGAGCACCGGAACAGTGCAGACGGTCCTGCGACGCGACACAGGCGGGCTCGCGGACGGCCTCGACCATTGGGAAATCGGGTGCACCTGATGGCGTCCCGTGTGAAGAAAACCTGGAACGGCCGCGCCATCCAGAAGCTCGTGCACGCGGCCGCCGGCGAAGGCAACACCGCGGCCGCGGACGTCCTCCTGGACGGCGCGCTTGACCGTGTCCCCCGGGACACGAACGAACTTGCCGAAACCGGCACTGTCTCGACCGAGCAAGGCGGCCGGGCCGCTGCCGTCTCGTTCGGGACTGACTATGCCGCTGTCCAGCATGAAGACCTCACCCTTGAGCATCCCGGCGGCGGCGAAGCGAAGTTCCTTGAGAACGCCGCTCGCGCCGAACAGTCGGCGATGCTCCGCGCCGCTGCCGCGCCGCTTCGCCGCGTGCTCGGCGGCTGAACCCACCCGTTCCCCCGCTGCCACTTGGAGGCTGCTTGTTTCCCGCGCTCATTTCCGGATTCGCTGACGACCTCGCCGCGAACACCGTCTGCTCCTGGCGGCCTCACGGTGTCTACCAGGCCGACGAAGTCGGTATTGCCGCCGGTGACCTACCAGCCGAACCGGACCGGGCCGTCGCGATCCGCGTGTACGGGTTCATCTCAGACGGCCAGGGCGACGAGACCGTTCGTGTACAGGTCCGCGTTCGCGGGTTCCCGCATGACCTTGCTTCATGCGAAACGGTCGCTGACGCGATTCGGGACCGACTGTCGTTCCTCGAACGGGTCACGATCGGCGGGTATGCCGTCTCCGGGATCTTCCACGACTCAGGGCCTGTCCCGCTAGGGACGGACGAGAACTGGCGGTACCAGGTGACCGACAACTATTTGATCCACATGGTTCGGGACAGGTTGGAGACAGCACAACGCTAACGGCAGCGGCTCAGTCGCTACGATAATCGGCTATGAAGCTCGGTTTCGGCAATGTTAAAGGCCTGTTGAAGCTCATCGATGTCGCGTGACCACGCTTGCCATCGGTCTTTATAGACTCGCCGTCGACGCAACCATTCGAAATCATCGTGAAGCCGGACCACGTCCTGCAACAACTGCTGTCGCCGCGCCGGTGTCAGCTGCTTGATCGTTTCGACCCTTGCTCGTTCACGTTCGATGGGTGTGAGTTGCATGAACCCATCGCTGTAACGGGTCGGCGTCGTCTCCTCCTGGATCGATACCAGTCGCAAGGCGTACCTGAGATTCAATCGTAGGGCGAGCGCAACCGTTCCAATGACGGTCGCAAGACCTGCAACCGCGGCCTGAGCAAGCGGGACAAGCGCAAACGCCAGCGACACCCAGATTCCTTCATCAATGAACGCGCGGACCGCAACCGCAGCTACCCCCACACCGATGACAGCGAACCCGAGCAGGCCCGTCCCCGCGGCTTCCACATCGCTGATCAACCTGCTCAGGACCAGCGCCACCATCCCTGCCGCAAACACCGCCGAGATGGTCAGCAACACCATAGTGACATGCCACAAGGCAGGCCAGAACGGCAGATCCGATTTCCACACTCGCTCGGTGAAGAACGCGGCGACTGCTCCCCAAATGCCTGGCGATGCACTCTCACCGGTGTTCTCACCAGCTGCGTCAGCGTTGTCCTCGCTGTCACCATCGGCCGCAGATGCAGTGGTTGTCTCGTCGATACCAGCGTCTTGGCTGCCGCCAGGTGAGGAAGTTTCGCCTTCGTCATCCTGGCCGTCGTCGGGCGATAGGCCACCGTTTGAGGGTGCACTGGTGTCGGCAGCGACAGGTCCCCCACCTCCCGAATCGACATAGCCAAGGTCGTTCGCCAGCGCAAGTGCGGCAATCAGGACACCCAAGACGCCCACGCACACGCTGACAACCGTCCATCGCAGCATTTTCTGCTCGATGTGATCTTCCCTCACCGCTCACCGCCTTGTACGACATCGGATCCGAGTTTCTCGCGACCGACGCGGATACGTGGACGCGGGCCCCGCTCAATAGTGGTGGACTTCCACAACCGTCATCTCACCAAGCTCGTTCTGACACAACCGAATCCAACTGAATAAGGAGCCCCACTGATGAGTGAGGTCACTGCGCTCGCGCGCCGCTACGCCATCGACATCAACACCGGCACGACCGCCGCGCCCGTCTGGTCGCGCCTCCTCGGTGTCCGCGAGTTCTCCCCCGCGATCGAGCCGACTCACGAGGACGACTCCCTGTACGAGCACGACGGCTGGGTCGGCAACGTCCGCACCGCCCTTGCGTGGTCCGCGGAAGTCGTCATCTCCCACCGCGTCGACGCGACCACTGGCGCGTTCAACGCCGTGCACCGCTTCGTTCGCAACTCCGCCATGAAGTTCGGCGTCGAATCGATCGTCGGCGTCCGCTACTTCGACCGCAACGGCGCCGCTGACGACGCCTGGGCTGGTGAAGCGCTCGTGACGTGGGAACCTGAAGGCGGCGAGCACGGCAACCCCGACCGGATCACGATCACGTTCACCGGGAACGGCCCCCTTGAGGCGATCACGAACCCGGTCACGGTGACCCCGTAATGACCCAGTTCAAAGACTTCGCCGAACTCGACCGGGGCGCTTCCCTCACTCTGCCAATCTCGGGCACGTCGTACGAAATCAGTTCGCCGCCCGCCGGCGTCGGCCTGCGAGTGCAGGCGTTCATGCAGGAACTCATGGCGGCGCAAGCGGCCTCCGCGAAGGGCGGCGACATCGACTTCGACCAGGAAGTCCTCGACGACGCCGCCGAACTCGACCTGTACCGCGACGTGCTCGGGTCCGCGCTCGAAGCGATGGAAGCCGACGGTGTCTCCATTGAGGCCGTGAAGCACGCCGCGTTGACCGCGATCGTGTGGATCGCGTTCGACGAGGCCACGGCAGCGCGGGTGTGGGAGGGAAAAGCGATCGCGGCGGCCGCCTCGAACCTGAAGGCCAAGGCGAGTTCGACGCCGCGACCGGGCTCTGGGAGTACTACGAAAGCCCCGAACCGGAAGCGGCGCAGGCGCCGTCCGCAGGCGTCGGCCGCGCCGTCTCCTGGGCCGACCTCCTCCGCCACTGGGCACTGATCGAAGCGGACCTCGCGGACGCGTACGGCATCGACCTGGAAGCGGCCCCTTCAGTGCTGACCACGCGGTCATGGCGGTGGCTGAGAGTCCGCATCACCGGGCTTCTGTCGTCGGAGTCATCCCGTGTGAACGCGGTCCTGTCCGCGGAGCATGAGGCGGCCAAGAAGGGCCGCAGCACGTACCGGACGCCCGCTGAAGCGGCTGCAGCCCGGCCCGACCGTACCCCTCACATAACTCAATAAAGGAACCGGTGACCGCATGGCACTGAAGCTCGGCGACCTGTTCATCCGGGCCGACATGGACACACGCGATTTCGACAAGAGCGTCGCGTCCGCGGGCAAGAGCCTTGACTTGCTTGACGCGAAAGCGACCGCGTTCGCCAAGTCCGGGTCGAAGCTCGGTATCGCGCTGATCGCGTCAGGCTCGGTGTCGCTCGCGTCAGCGCTCCTGCCCGCTTCGGGCGCACTGCTGGCGCTTCCGGCTGCGGCGGGCGTCGCCGCGGCCGGGCTGGTGTCCCTGTCGCTCGCCGTTGACGGCGTCGGCGACGCCATGGGTGCCGCTGTCGCCGGCGACGTTGAAGCGTTCGACAAGGCGCTGCAGGAACTGTCGCCGTCCGCCAGGTCGACCGCGAAAGCGATCGGGGACGAGTTTTTCAACCTGCAGGAGACCGCGCAGGAGGCGTTCTTCAGGCCGGTGTCGCAGGGCGCAGACACGTTCGCGTCCCAGCTCGGTGGACCTGTCCGCTCCGGTATCGCCTCAGTCGCCGGTGAACTGGGCGAGCTGACGGCGTACGCCATGGCGCTGATCAACGAAGCTGAAGCGATCCGCGGCGTGAACGCCCTGTTCGACGGGACTGCGCAGGCGATCGACAACGCCCAGCGCGGCTTCGGTGTCTGGCTCCAGGGACTGGGCGACCTCGTCGGGGTGTTCATTCCCGGGATCGCCGAGGCTGGCGACGTCGTCGGTGACGGCCTGACCCGGTGGGGCCAGTGGATGTCAGAAATCGCCGCGTCCGGGCAGGCGCTCGCCTGGTTCCAGACCGCGAAGGCCGCCATGGGGACACTGTGGTCGATCGCGTCGAACCTCACGTCCGCGCTGTACGGCATTTTCACGGCCGCTGACGGTTCAGGTCTGCTGACCACAATCGAGTCGTTGACGGCTGAGTTCGCCGCTTGGGTGCACAGCGCCGAAGGGCAACAGCAGATCATCGCGATCATGTCCGTCCTCGGTGACGTCGCGGGGCACCTGATGACGATTCTCCCGCTGATAGCGTCGACGTTCGCGGGCGTAGTCGCAGCGATCGACTCGCTGCCGGGCCCGGTCCAGAACGTGATCACGTTTCTTGGCGCGCTGGCGATCGCGATGCAGTTCCTTGCCGGGCTCGCCGCCGTCCAAGCCGTGCTGACGATGACACGGTGGGCTATCGCGTTCGCTTCCATGACCCTGGGTGCTGCGAGAGCCACCGCCATGTTCTTCGTCGCCTCGAGCAACATTGTGGCGGCCGCGGGCCGCATGGCGGTAGCGGCAGTCGCCACTGGAGCGCGAGTGGTCGGGGCGTGGCTGCTCATGGGTGTCCAGTCGCTGCTGCACGCCGGGCGTATGGCGCTGGCGTGGGTGGTCGCGATGGGGCCGGTGGGCTGGGTGATCGCTGCGATTGTCGGCCTGGCGGCGCTCATTTTCGCGAATTGGGACTCGATCGTCGCGTTCACGAAGTCGGCGTTCCAGAAGGTCGGCGACTGGCTGCGGACGCCGTTCAACTGGGTGAAGCAGCACTGGCCGCTGCTCCTGGCGATCCTGACCGGCCCGATCGGCTTGGCGGTCCTGGCGATCGCGAAGAACAAGGACAAAATCCTGCAGTTCTTCCGTGACCTGCCCGGCAACATCAAGTCCAAACTGTCCAGTCTGAGCTCGTTTCTGTTGTCGCCGTTCAAGTCCGCGTTCAACGCCGTCGCCTCACTGTGGAACAACTCGTTGGGCTCGATCCGCTGGGAAGTGCCCTCCTGGGTGCCCTCCATCGGCGGCTCCAGCCTCGGCTTCCCTCAAATGCCGTACCTCGCCAAAGGCGGCCACATCACCCGCTCCGGTCTCGCCATGGTCGGCGAAAGGGGCCCTGAAGTGCTCCACCTACCCAAGGGCGCTTCCGTCAACCCCCTCGACCGCCTGGCCGGCGGGAACGGCCAGCAGGTCAACAACCAGATCGACGTCACCGTCCGCCTCGGCGACCGCGAAATCCGCGACATCGTCGGCGTCGAAATTAACGAGCGGAACCGGGCCGTGCGCCGCCGCGCCCTCGCAGGAGCCACCCGATGACCATGAACCTCACCGCCGTGTTCGACCCGGCCACCGCCGCAGTCACCGTGACCGCGTCCGGCCTGGTCGACCACGGCACCGGCCACGTCCGGTTGGAGCGCCGCCCCTCCGGCGCTTTCACGTGGGAGCCCGTCCGCGGCGCCACGTGCCTCGCCGTCCCCGCCACGGGGGATGTCACGGTCACCGACTTCGAGTACACGCCCGCAGCCGTCAACGAATACCGCGTCGTCGCTGCACTGTGGCGCGACCAGTCCACGCCGTCCCCGGATCAAACGTGGGGCGACGTCTGGCAGGTCCCGCCTGGCGTCACTGCGGTCACTGTTGAATGCACCGGCCCTGGCGGGTCCGCTGCGACTGGCATTTTCGCTTCCGCTGGCGGCGGCGGTGGCGCTTACGCGTCGTCAAGGCTTCCCGTCGTGCCCGGCGAAACGGTGCACTTGCGCGTCGGCGCGGCAGGCGCTGCGGGGGCCGCCAGCGTCGGTACGGCGTTCATTCGCGGCGGCGAACAGGTCGTGCTCGCCGCCCCAGGCGGCGCTGTCACTGACCCGAACCTTCCCGGGACGGGCGGGTCTGCGGTCGCCCCGCAGTCCATCGGGGCCCGCACCGAATGGGGCTGGCCTGGCGGTGTCAGAGAATCAAGCACCGGCGCCGGCGGCGGCGGTGCCGCGCCGGGCACCGCTGCCGGGCACGGCGGTCCGGGCGGCTCCGGAACTGCGGGTGTCGGCGGACCTGGGGGCCGCGCCTCGTGGCCCGGCGTGTCCACGCCCCGGTCCGCAACGACCGCGGCGACCGGACACGTCGCGAATGCCGTCACCACAACAGGCCCGGGTCTGCTTCTGGCCGCGTGGGTCTCGTGGCAGCGCAACGGCACGTACACGCTCCCGTCCTCCATGACCGCGCTCGCGAACCGGCCGGGGACGTGGGCAACGTTCGCCGCCGCCACCGAAGCCCGCACCGCCCCCGGGTCGACCGGTTCGCGTACCGCGACCGTGCCCGTGGCCGACCGGTACACGTCCGCGACCGTGTTCCTTCACGGCCAGAGCGTGCAAGTGACCGCATCAGTTCACGCAGCGGCCACGTCCGCGCCCGCGACCGCCACTGTTACCAGTCCCCCAGTCGGGTCGTGGCTCGTTGCCGTGTCCGCGCAAGACAACGGCAGCTCGACCGCGCTGGACACCGCCCCGACCGGCGGCCCCTGGTATCGACTCACGTCGACCGGGGTGAACGCTGCAACGTCCCGCATCGCCGTGTGGGCCAAACCCGTGACCGCAGCCGGGTCGCAGACGGTCACCGTGCCCGCTGGGACAGCCACTGACAACTTCCTGTCAGTCTTGACCGTCACGGGCGTGAATGCGCTCGGCCCCGTGCAAGGCGGCAGCGGCGGTCAGACCGGCGCGAGCGGCCAGCACGGGCCAGTGCCGGGCGCTGGCGGCGGCGGTCAAGGCGCGGGCGGCACCGCCGGGCTCGGCGGCCACGGCCGCTTGCTCGTCCGGTCCTGGAACGTCGAAACCGGCCCCGTCACCACGACCATCGAACCAGGTGCCGTGACCGGCGTGTGGCTGAAATGGCCGCGCTTTCCCAGCCTGAACCGGACAGTGCGCGTCGCTGACGTGTCCGAGACGACCAGGGCCGCAAGGAAAGGCGTATTCGACATTGCGGGCCGCTCCGTGCCCGTCGTCGTCGCTGACGTCCACGCCTCCCGGTCGTTCACGGTCACGTTCCGGCTCGATTCGATGGAGGAAGCAGACACGTTCGAGACGGTGCTCGCGCACGCCGGCACCGTCCTCATTGAAACGCCACCGGGCATGAACATGCCCTCAGGGTGGGTCGAGCCGCTTGACATTCGCACCGTCAGCCGCGGCCCGGCCGAAACGTCCCGTCTCCTTCAAGTCCAATGCCGGATCGCTGCCGCGCCCGACGCGACCGTGACCGCCGCAGGACCCACATGGGCGGCCGTCGCCCACGAGCACGGCACGTGGGCGGCCGCGGGCGCACTCTCGTGGATCGAGCTTGCGAACACGACCATCACCGACCCGCAGACACTGGTGGTGCCCTAATGGTCGTCCCTGACGTCCTCTTCCAGAACGCCACCGCAGGTTCGCACACCGCCCGTATCGAAGCGCGCCTGCTCACGACGTACCAGACCGGACCTGACCCTGACGGAACTGAAACCCTCATCACCTCCGGCGACGTCACGTACGACGCCAGCGCCGACATTTGGGCGACCGCGGAAGTGTCCACGTACGGCAGCTGGCCCCGGACGGCCGCGAGCGCGCTCGCGCCGTACGGCAACGAGATCTTCCTGCGCCGCGGCATTGATCTCGGTGGCGCGAACGGCACGATTTGGTCCGAGCTCGGATACTTCCGCATCGTTGAACCCACAGGGGAAGGCGACGGTCTCATTCGCGTGACCCTCGAGGACCGCATGGCGGGGCTCATTGACGCCCGGTTTCTCACACCTCGCGTCATCGGCAAGGGCCGCACTGTCGGGAACGTGTTCCGCGACCTGGTTGAAGAGGTCTACCCGCTCGCCGAAGTCGTGTTCGACGACGCGGCCGAGTTCGGGACGCTTGCCCGGGACGTGATCGTCGAGAAAGACCGGTATCAGTTCCTTGCTGATTTGACCGAATCGCTCGGGAAAGTCATGCACTGGGACGGCCACGGCCGCCTGCAGGTGCGCACGCCGCCGATCGCGTCCACTCCGCGCTGGCGGATCAGTTCAGGCGCCGGCGGGGTGCTCATCAGGGCGGACAAGCGCATCACCCGCCGGGACGTGTACAACGCCGTGGTCGCCCGTGGTGAAGGCGCCGGTGAAGAAGCCGCCGCGCTCGGCGTCGCTGTCGACGACAACCCGGAAAGCCCCACGTACTTTCACGGCCGGTTCGGTCAGGTCCCGAAGTTCTACTCCTCGCCGCTGCTCGCCGACAACGCCGGTGCGCAGAAGGCTGCGGCGACGATGCTGCGAAACCAGCTTGGTGTCCCTTACAACGCTGACCTGACTGCCGTGGCCAACCCCGCGGTCAGGCCGTGG